GTTTCCCAGTCACGATCAATCGCGAAACGTGGGGAAACGGAACAGTCAAGCTTCAGCTGAACAATGTTAAATTTGAAGGGTTTAAGCGATACGCAAACGGTATACTTTTTCACAAAAACACCGGAGAGATCATCGGATATTACGAGTTTCCTTATCGTGTTCGAGATAGCGCGAATGTGTTCTGGAAACCGCAATATACCATGATGCTGTTGACTTTACAAAATCAGACGCGAGAGGTTCCATGGACACCAGAGCATCCGTGGGGATTGAAAGACCCTGACCTGCGACCGCTGATCAATAAAATGGTTCCAGAAAGCTACATGGACCCAGACGGCAACTTTGCGAAGTTCGGTGAATACTATCTTCAGTTTCTGTCTGATGGAAACGGCACATATTACAACAAGTTGCTGAATCTGATCAAGAACAAATATCCTCGCGAGCAATTCGCGTATGAATATCTGTGGTCGGAGATAAATAAACGTAACATCTATCTGGACAAAGAAAAACGTGATCAGGTAGTTCGATTCTTCGAGGCACGAAGCTTTGATTTCTACTCTACCAAGGGTATTGAAGAATCATACAAGTTTTTGTTCCGTTTGTTGTACAACGAGGATGTGGAAATTGACATCGAGTCCAAATCAGGCATCGATTACGACATCGTGATCTATTCTGATAACATTGACCAGGACTTAGTAGGCCGCACGGTGTACACACCAACAGGTCGAGCTAACGTGACGTACATCGATCGTGAGTACAAAGATGGCAAGTTGCAGTGGCGCGTTACCATTCACAATATGATTGGTAAGTTTCACGAAGGTCAGATTCTCAAATCAGAGAGAACGTCTTTCGAAGGAGAAATCATCGTGGGTGTGCGTGGTAAAGAGCTTGCTTCTGACTCCATCGACTACATCAATCGCGGTCGCTCTTACTACACAATGACAATCAAATCCGCTCTTCCTGCATCTCGCTATCGTCAGGACGTGTTACGATTTGTTCATCCAGTTGGATTCGGTTTCATCGGCATAACATTGTTGTCGATATTCATTAACGCTGGACTGTCGATGCGCCATAGTGAAACAATCGTTGACATACTGAAGAGCTATCGATTCGATGCTGGTTATCCGCTGTATCAATACGACAGGGTTGCGGTGTTAGACGTAGATGGAAACATGACGTTCAATGCTGTGACTGGTGAGCCGCAGTATGCACCCGGTCCGAACGCTGGACAGCCGTTTGTTGTGCCTCCGGAGTACAACACTGACGAAGCGACGTGGAATGGTAAATTGCCGTCAGAGAGACGATTTGCAATGAGTCCTTTGTTTGACCAGTCTGCGGTCACATTCAGTGATTTTAGAAATCTGGTAGAACGTCGATTGAAAGACGATGCTGGAAATCCTCGTGACCCTAGACATCCAACACAAATTAACATCAAAGAGTGAATAATGAGCCAGATCTATCGTGCAATCATAACCTCAAAGTTCCGCACAAAAAACATGCTGAACTTTTACACATCGGTCGGGGATAGCCCCGACCAAAACACAATATATGCGTCATTCGGTCGCGAAACTCCGTGGGCCGATAATGAAACTGACCCTGGTTTCGCTCCGCCTTATCCAAACGACTCAATTGATGGCATCGTAGATGAGTGGACCAACATGATGGGAGTCGTTAAGATCAAGAAGTCTTATCTCGATGCGGTGTATCCTCGTCGTGACTATGGCGATGTGCGCTATGACAATCCAAAGACGTTCTTTATTAATGACATCGTAGTGGTGAACTCTGCACCGTACAATCGTACTGATGCTTCTGTTGGTTGGATGGTATATCGTTGTGTCGACGTCCCTGACATCGGAACATGCTCTATCAGTTCAATCGATAATAAGGTTGAATGTATTGCGATTGGCGGAAAATGGACACCCACTCACGAATCAGTTGAACCTCCGCGCGGAACGGCGTCTGGTATAGATATGGGCGACGGATATATCTGGGAATATTTGTACACTATTCCGCCTGATGTATCAATCAATCGCTGCACAAACGAGCACATCGTTGTTCCTTTTCCTGATGAGTTACGAGAAGACTTGGCCCGATGGGGTTATCAAAATACAATCATGTGGTATCCTGATGGTGCTGATCTGATATTTCGCATGAAGGTCAATACGATTCGTTTCCGTGCTTATATGGACTCAATCTATTTTCCAGAAGAATCTCTTCCTGGTAATAGAGGATTTAGACAGATGTCTGTTATTTTAAATCCGCTGCTGAAGAAGCCTCGACCTGATTCTCCTGACGTTAAGGCGACCGGAGACGCATATAAGCCAGCACAACTTGAGCGAGGCTCTGGAGAAATGATTTATATGGAAAATCGTCAGCCGATTGTCAGATCTCTTGATCAAACTGAAGAAATTAACATCATATTCGAATTCTAAGGAAATAAAATGGTTACGACCAAGAAAAGAATTGACGTCGGTCAGATAGGTAATCCTTCTACTGGCGATATTTTGTATGACGGTGGTGTTAAATTAAACACTGTCATCGACTCACTGTATAACACATTCGGCGATGACCGCCTATACACGTCAGCTTCTCTCGGAGCTGACGTACAGTTTTTACACGCAACTGGATATTATCAGAAAAAGACTCGATCTGATTATGCTGCTGGACCAATCGACATGGGTTCTTGTCATGACATCGACACGACCGCCGGTACAATCACCGTCACTCTGCCAAATGCAAAACAAGGAGAAGGCTGCTATTTCATAAATAGCAACGGTTCGGTTTCGCCGTCTAATCCTCTGATTATTCGTCCGCAGGCTGGAGAAACTATTCTGGGTGTTTCAAGCGATCTTATCGTAACTTCGCCGAATGTGCGAGTTATTGTTTGGTGTACGAAGATTGATGGTGCTCGAAAATACTGGGACTACGGTCTTTCTCCTATGTTCGGCGACACAACCCTTCCAGTTGAGAAAACGATAAATATAACGACCGTTCCCACAAACGTTAAAATCTGTGGAAAGAACGAATATGCAGGAGTTAAAATGATGATCGCATGTCGAACTCCTGACGGCACAGCATTCAAAACCGCAGAGGTTTTGCTATCGGTTGACTCGATTTCTAATAAGGTATACTCAACCGAATATGCGGTAATAAAGAATACCTCATCTGAAATATACGAAGTGCGATACTTTATCGGAGCAGGCGATTTAGTCTATGCTGAAGTTAAAGCCTCTTCTGGCACAGCAAGATTTTCGATAAAAGCGGTTGACACTATTAAGGTTGGATCTACAACATGAAAAAAACAATATTAATTGGCAACGCGGTAGATGATGGTCAAGGAGATTATCTTCGCCGAGGTGGTTCCAAAATTAATGATAACTTTGCTGAGTTATACGACAATTTAGGGGACGGCGAACGTCCCTTCGCAGCAGGTGCATGGAAAAAGTGGGACACGTCTAAAGGTACGCTTTCTCCTGTATTCGGTGACGCGTTCACAATTGATACGACCGGCGGAAAGGTCGTCGTTAATCTGCCAAAAGGCGATGTTGCAAAATACAATCACTCTATAAAACTGCGCGACGTGTATCGCTCTTGGAGTACACAGCCAGTCGAGATCGTCCCTGCCACCGGAGACACTATTAAAGGTTCTCCTACGTCGCAGTTGCTGTACAAGAATTTTATGGACGTTGAGTTGGTATACTGCTCGCCCGGTCGATGGGAATACGTTGAAAACAAACGAGTCGATAAAATCACAACGTCTGATTTGGCAACGGTAGCAAAACGTGAATACATCGCAACGCAGGGACAAACTGATTTTTCCGACATTTTCGGTATCAATTTGTATAACACGTCGAATACTGAGGTATATCTTCGAGGTAACCTTCTGTATTACGGAGATTCATTGACTGCGGACTCAAACTATGGGTCTATTGACAAGGCTTCTGCTGACCAGGTTATTCCTCTTGACGGAAAATCAATTCGTCTGCGTGCGCCGTGCAACGCCGGTGATCCGGTCACGATTGTTACTTACATGGATGGCATAGCATCATTCCGCAGCACGTACAACAAGCACACTATTCAAGTGTTTCAGACAGGTGATACCATTTCTGAAACTGTTCCGGGTGACATCTTCGTGGGTGATCTCGCAGTTAAAAAAGAATTCACAAAAGAAGACATGGGAATTCCTGCGATTGAGTTGATTAATCCTACATCTCTAGAGATATACATCAACGGTCGCGAGCTGATGAGTGGTGGAACAGGAGAGCTGCCGTCTTTTGTGTGTGAAGGCGCCGAGGGTGACGAAGAGAGCATTTGTGTGGCAAACGGCGGTTCATGGAATCCATCAGGCGAAGATTTTTCCATTCTATTTGATGACGACGGCAACGTGACTGGAGTAGTATTCAAACAGCCTCTCGACTCTGGCGACTTTCTGACGTTTAAGTGGTTCAGCAACGACATCGGAACAGTCATGGAATGGGAAGGCGCAGGCGGAATAAAAGAGCATACAGATAAGGTATATCTGAACAACGAAGGCGATGTATTGGTCGAAAATCGCATCGAGTATACCGATTTCAATAATCCGTCACAATCAACGATGCGTCCTGTTCCCGGTTTTGAATTCGGCAGAATTCTAGACATTCGCGCCTTCTTCGATTTGATTCATCCTATTGGTACGATCTATGAGAATGCCAATAACCCGGCAAATCCTGCCACATATATGGGCATGGGCGTATGGGTTCGATATGCTGAAGGTAGACTCGTTGCGGGATGGAGCAGTGATGCTGCGGATTCTGAGTTCGGATTAAACAACAATGATTTGGATTCATCTGGTAATCCTACGCACACTGCCGGCGGCACAATCGGTCAGCGCTCTGTTGAGTTGACGTCCCAGAATATACCTGAGCTGGTATCAAAAAATAAAGTGCTTGTCAAAGACGACAACGGACCTATCATCGTCGGCGGATGTCAACTGGATCCTGATGCGAGTGGTCCTGGATACACGAAATATCGAGAAGACTTTTTGAAAGTCAATGACGGCAACGTGTCGCCTGCTAACATCAACACTCTTCCACCAATCATCACTGCTTACAAATGGGTGCGAGTTGCATAAGGAACAACAATGAATCCACAAATTTCAAAGACGCGAGAAGGTGCTCGCGTCATTTCTCGACAGTCGCAGTATCTTGAATTTGATAATTCTGGCATGGATCCAGATGTAAAGGGCATTCGTCCTATCGGTGGTCCGTCTGTTGATAGTCTAATTGACGGCGTTGATTTTCCAAACGTCCACGATGCAATTAAAGAAGTGTACGCAAATGATTATCCGATCAACACAATAATTCAAAACGACGACGGCTTAAACCCGGCAGGAACTCAACAAACGGAGACGCTGACTTTTTCTGGCGCAGTCTCGTTTGTTGACCCGAACGTTACCAAGGCAATGATTCGTGTCTATGGTGTTCCTGTTGTAGTAAACCGAGATGAAAACGCAGAAACCGTTTGTACTCGCGTTTATGGCGAGCTGGTTAAATACAAGGACAAGAGTATAGTTTTTGCGGCAGTTGAGCGTCCAGCAGGGCAAACTACCACAATTAACGTTAGATTCATCGACTATAACAAGCATGAAGTAAACGACATTCTCGGATACGGAATCAGAGTCGAGCGAGTAATTTCTAGTCCTGCGATTCACGGTCTAATCGGCACTTGGACAAAAATCGGCAAAGAAGAAAAGACGATCGCCGGCGGATTTGTCAGTGACATGACGATCCATTATTTTAAACGAATTGCATAAGGCCACATATGAGCAATAACATTTTACATCACATCAGTGATAGCGCTGGTTTTGTTGTTTTTAATCCGGGAGGCACTGACTGGCCAGAAGACGTGACAAACGTTCAATCAGCGCTTGAAAAAATAGGCGCATGGGCGCGAACCGACCCTGGCTTGCCTATTGCTTCCGAAGACGTTTCTGGAATCGCCGCTATTGCAACGGAAGAAGAAATTACCGCCGGTACTGATGATACCAAAATGGTCACCGCGAAAAAACTGAAATTCGCGTTGACTCATCCAGAAGCGACTGAAACACAGTTGGGATGGACACAATATGCTACCGACGCAGAGGCGCTGTCTGGAACACTGGATACGCGCTCTATCACGGCAGCAAAGCTCGCATATGTCTTTGATAACAGAACAGCGACAGAGTCGTTGGCAGGAGCTTTAAAAGTAGCATCGCAGATGCAGGCAGAAGCAGGCGCATCCGATTCAGTCATGATGACTCCTTTAAAGACAAAACAGGCAATTGCTGCTCTGACTACGGTGTATGGTTCCGCGACTGAAAGCGCCCAAGGAATCGTTCAGCTGGCGACAGTCGCCCAGGCACAAGCCGGCAACATTCGAGAAGGATTTGCGATTAGTCCGTATACCCTATCTCGTTGTATGGGAACAGAAAACACAAGCGGCGTATTCAAGGTTGCAAAAACCAGCCAAATGCTGTCACTCGATGATGATACGGTCGTTGTAACTCCTGCAAAACTAGGTCAGATGCTGGCGAACTCTACCAACTTCGGAGTCGTCAAGCTATCTAGCACGGTAACACAGCAAGCAAATACTGCGCTTGCTGCCAATGCTGCCGTGTTGCCTACTTCCGGTGGTGCTATGACCGGTGATATAAACTGGACAACGCACGCTCGCGGCTTGCACTGGAACATGAATACAGACCATGCGTCTATTATATTTCATAATACAGGTGACTCAGATCCAGACTCTCGTTTAGAATTCACAGTAGGCGATAATAATACTGAAAAATTCACATGGGTTGGTGGTCCTGCTGGACGCATTATGGAACTAAATGATGGCGGTCTATATGTGAATGGCGGTCGTCGTATTTCAGCGTCAGCTGGGGATTTTTCCCATTGGGTCAACGTCCGTGGTTCTGGTGTTCTTGCGCATTCTCTAAGAGCAGTTGCATTTGCTCGATATACTGTATGGACCGGATATGGTCAATCTGACAGCTACGGGCGTTTTGTGACGGACTTGCAAAACTGGAACTATGATGCGTACTTAGACACATGCGGCGGTCGTGTTCTGCAATACTATATCAATGGCACATGGTACAACTGTCAGTGGGGATGATAAAATGATGCATTTAAAAAACATAAAACTAGATCCATCACGAACTGAGCACATGTATTTTCGTGCAGAGGATGGTACTGATTGGTACGAAGCGCAAAAAAGATTTAAAAAAGAAACAATCAAAATTGCGTATACCGATACGGGGTTGATCGAACACTTCACTGATGACGTTTCTAAGGTATTTCCTATGAACGTGAGTGTGGTTGAAGTTGATAAGGCTTCTTTGCCTGTGAACTTTTTTGAGCCGAATTTGCGAGGATTTGGCTACTATGATGGTAAAATTTTACCGTATGTTCCTACACAAGAACAGATGCGTCTGTTTCGAAATCAGTTGCTGAATATGACGGATTCGCTGGCACAACGCTATCAAGAACAAACCCGTGCTGCTGTTCGTAGTAGCATCACGCACGCGCAGTACGATGAGATCGTGGCATATCGCCAAAAGCTTCGTGATATGCCAGCCAACGGATTTGTTCTTCCTGTTCCTCCTAACTTTACTAAACTTCCTATCTTGGGAATTGAGGGCTAAAATGATTGAAAATATCACACTAAACAAGATACCATTTGTAGATGGTATCCCGGGTGATTATCAGTCTAGCATCGCGTGGATCAAAAATGGTGAATGCCCTTCCGGGGCATCCACCTCAACATCTAGCGATGGTACACTAAACAGACCTACCGTGCAAGTGCAGACAAACGCACTCACATTACAAAAAAACGATGAAGCTGTGCAATCCAAGATCAACGAAGTTATTGGAGTAGTCAATACAATCAACGACTCTCTGGATCAGCTGGGCGACAATGACGTTTTAAGTTTGTTGAATGCAAACAACATTCGAATTCAGGCACTTGAGCGCGCAGATCATAACTTTGATGTTATGCTGGCACAAGATCAGCGAAACATCAGCAATCTTTTGACCGCAGTCGGCACAAAAGTGCCTGGAGACCAATCGACTCGTAACATTATGGGAGAGCTGTTTTTCCATAAAACCGAAATCGGTGCATATCCTGGATTCAATCTCGACGGATTACCTGATGCTACTAGCCAGGGATCAGGAATGAAATATCGAATCATACAAAATTCGCTTGCGCTTGCATCATACGATCAGCGAATCACTAAGCTGGAAGACGACTTTTTTGATTCCGACGTCGGTGCGCTGTCTGCCAAGATTGATCAGATTCGAGTTGAGCTTGGTCCGACGCATCAAGCGACTGTATCGAGCGTGTATCGTCGACTGAACGCATTGGAAGGAAATGTTCCCGTCGTATCAACTGCCATCGATGAAGTCAAAGCGGCTATTGACTTTAGCAACGCAATTCCAATTCACGTTCGCACTGCAACTCTGGAATCAGGTTACAATAATCTGAATACCATCGTTGCTGGCGGTGATGGATTAGTGTCTAAAGTCGACGCGATTACCGCACAAATCGGCAATACCGCGACTGTCGGAACGATCCTGTATGACATCAATGCAATTTCGGATTCAAATGACGAATTGCGAGCCTTGGTAGGCAACGACTCTTCGAGTGGCATCAGAGGCGAGATTGCGACGATCCAGGCAGCAATCGATTTCTCCAGCACGCCTAGTTCCAATTCAATCAATGGGCGATTATCAAACGTCGAAGGAAAAACTGCCGCTATCAACGTCGAACTGAGCAACATCAGCACAACTGTGGGTGATTCTACCAGCGGACTCGTTGCTGCTACGCTTGTGCTCAGTCATAGTATGTATGGCGACCCGACTGCTCCTGCTGGAATAGAGCGAGATGGTGTTAAAAAGACCGTCGAGACAGTCAAAGATGATCTTGCAACCAAGGTTTTTCATAAGCCAGCCGACTCGAAATCGTACTACATCGAAGGCGAAAATCTCGTTGCGTTTGCAAACTCTCACATCGATCTGACGCTTGAGAATGTGGAAGTTACTGTTCCTACTACGCAAGAAAAGATTGCACTTGACCCTAGCACAAGTCTTGTTTCCAAAAACGTAACAGTCGGAGCGACCGACATTCAGATAGACAGCACCGGCGTAATCTGCGTTGATGTTGGAACTGAAGTTATGGGCTTGTCTGAATCTGCACTGTATGACGTGTCTATTGTACACACAAACAGCAACGGCACGAATGTGAAGCGAAATGCCAACATCGCGCTGATAGGATTTAGTGGACAAGAGCGATTCTATTCTGGAAAGGTGTTGCTGGAAGTCGTTTCCGGTGATTTGGTTCATATTGCAATCAAAGCAAAAGATTCTACGTCAGCTGGGAAAGTGACCGTTGTTCATCTTTCGCTGATCGTGACTGGGAAAC